TGTCTGATAAGCTTGTTGGTCAATTGAAGAACAATGAGAAATCGAGACAAGTAGATTTTGATACAACAACTGTAGTAGGTGAACAAGTTAAGACTGTTTTTGACTCTATTGGTTCTGCTTATCTACAACAGGGTTATGGTCGTAAGTCTATTGCTGAAGTATTTGAAATCTGGACAAACCATGCATATGCGGGTGACTACAATCCTCTACATGACCACGGGTCACGCACCACTGCTGGACTGTCTGGTTTCATGTGGACCAAGTTACCCGATTGTATGACTGAACAAGAAGTGCCAGAAGGTAAGAACTTCTTTAATAATGCATCTGGCATTGCTGATGGTTGGACGCACATGATTTGGGGATTGCAACAGAGGCGTGATGTACATCGTCTGTATCCTCGCACTGAGGAATATATTCAACCAAAGGTTGGTCTTATGTATGTTTTTCCGCAATGGATGAAGCATCAGGTACTTCCATTCTTTGGTCCGGGCGAACGCCGTTCCATTGCAATGAACTGGGCAGTCTATGACTCTGAAGCAGAACTTCGTGACTTCTTTACTCCCGGCGAATGGAAAACATTCTATGAAGAAAATATCAAGGACACTCCTGCTGAAACTGATGAATCGCAACCTTATCGTGTTATGATTGATGGTGTTGAAACCTATATTCGTCGTGATATCTTTAAGGAGGAGAAGCATCCTAGTGAAGAATAAAGAGATTGGTTATAAGTACAACGAGGGCACTACCCTTGTTGAACTTCAAAAGTACATCGACTCAACATATGATGAACACTATAGCAAGAACAAGTTTCAAGCTACAGAGTTCATCATAGATGGTGGACATGGTGAAGGTTTCTGTATCGGCAACATTATGAAATACGCACAACGATATGGAAAGAAGGGTGGAAAGAACAGAAGTGACTTGCTAAAAGTGATTCACTATGGTATTATTGCTCTATACATTAATGAACTAGAAGGTGAAAAATGAAACTATCTAATGAAACTATCTCCGTATTGAAAAACTTCTCTACGATCAATGCCAATCTTATGGTGAAGGCGGGGTCTAGTCTTTCCACTATGTCTGCGATGAAGAACATCGTAGCAAAGGCTGATGTCACAGAAGAATTTCCTAGTGACTTTGCAATCTATGACTTGAATGAGTTCCTATCGGCACTCTCTCTATTCGGTAAACCCGATTTAGAGTTTGGTAATGACTTTGTTATTATTACAGAAGAGGGTACATCGAAGTCTCTCAAGTATTGGTTCTCTGATCCATCCGTGGTGACGACTCCATCTAAAGAGATTTCGATGCCCTCAACTGAATTGACGTTCAACCTGTCGAGTGATACACTCAACGAAATCACCAAGGCTGCTGCTGTTATCGGTGTTCCCGATATGGCACTTGCTGGTGGTAAGTTGATGGTTACTGACAAAAAGAACAGCACTGCAAACGCATATGAAACATCTCTGGATGTTGGTGATGTAGATGCACAGTACAAGTTCTGGTTCAAGGTTGAAAACCTAAAAGTTATGCCTGGCGCATACGATGTTGAAGTATCCTCTAAAAAGATTAGTCACTTTACTAACACTAAACTTGGTGTGCAGTATTGGATTGCACTGGAACCCGAATCTTCGTACAATGACTAATTTGAGGAATTTATATTATGGATCAATTTTTGTGGGTCGAAGAATATCGGCCACGGGACATAGAGTCATGCGTACTCCCTAAGACTCTAAAAACCTCTTTGCAGTCTTTTGTTGACAAAGAGACATTACCCAATCTGATTTTATCAGGTGGTCCAGGCGTTGGTAAGACAACTGCTGCCCGTGCCATGCTAGAACAGATTGGTGCTACCTACATGTTTATCAATGGTTCTGAGGAGTCAGGTATTGACGTTCTCAGAACCAAGATAAAGAACTTTGCGTCCACTGTATCGCTTGAGGGTGGCAAGAAGTATCTCATTCTTGATGAGGCAGACTATCTAAATCCACAGTCTACACAACCAGCTCTTCGTGGTTTCATTGAAGAGTTTCACAAGAACTGTGGTTTCATTCTAACCTGCAACTATAAGAACCGCATTATCCCTGCATTGCAATCACGATGCAGTGTAATTGACTTTGTGATTCCTAGTGCAGAGAAACCTAAACTTGCACAAAGTTTCTTCAACAGGGTTCTACACATCCTTAATGAGAACGAAATCAAGTACAATGAAAAGGTTATTGTACAGCTCATAAATACTCACTTTCCAGACTGGCGTAAAGTTCTGAATGAACTGCAACGGTATTCTGTGTCTGGTGAGATTGACGCTGGTATTCTGGTTAATCTTGGTGACAAGAACATCAAAGACCTTATGGGTATGATGAAAAACAAGGAGTTCACCAATGTTCGCAAATGGGTTGTCGATAGTCTGGATAATGATTCTGACAAGCTTTTTCGTAGTGTTTACGATAATCTATACGAGTATGTTGAGCCTAGCAGCATTCCTCATGTTGTCGTTGTGTTGGCTGAATACCAGTATAAGGCAGCGTTTGTTGCTGATTTGGAAATAAATATGTTGGCTTGTTTGACTGAAGTTATGGGAAGGGCAAAGTTCAAATGACCGATGCTGAATACAGGGAAATGTTTATTCCACTAGTAGATTACTTAAAAGATATTGGGTGTGATAAACAAAAACATAGTGGTGGTTCTAGAAGTCTTTTACATCATTTAGTTGCGGTTAGTATACTGTTGTCTGAAAGAGGTTGTTCTGATGACCTTTGCAAAGCTGGTTTGTTTCATTCAATCTATGGAACTGCTATATTCAAACCCAAGATGGTTTCTTTAGAAGAACGAGATAAAATCAAAGACCTGATTGGCGTGTGGGCAGAAACTCTTGTTTATGAATTTTGTATGCTTCCTAAAGACAGAAAATCGGGAATTAAAAAAATTGAAAATGTCCCTCTAAGAAACGATCTTATTGATCTTGCTTATGCAAACGCAGACGAGCAAAGAATATGGAAGGAGAAAAACAATGATAATGTTACATGATGGTGTGGTAGAAGACCATGTTGCAGAATTGATTGCTTCCGAAATGAAAAATGTAGTATGGAAATACGATTATCATTCTAGAGGTGGTCATAAAGGTGGGGAGTCACACCCGTCACACCCTAGTAAACATTGGCATCGTCTTTGTGGAAAAAACGGACAACAATTAATTGCAAATGGTTTCGAGTTTGTGATGCCTATTTGGACAGCTGCGATGTACAAATATGATTTTAAAAAGAACTTTAATATTACAGGTTATGAACGCATCTATTTAAATGCTCACACACATGGTATTGAACCTGTATTGCATACAGATGATGGTGATTTCACAATGATTTACTATCCACGAATGGATTGGAAACCTGAGTGGGGCGGTGGTACTCTTGTTGATGGAGAACTTATTCCTTATGTTGGTAACAGTTTAGTTGTATTTGACGCACATCTACCACACATGGCCATGCCCGTGACCCGTGAGTGTTATGAGTTGAGGAGTGTAATCGTATTTAAGTGCAATCGTAGTGATGTATGAGTTAAAGGAATATCTCAAGGCTATCAATCAGACTAAAGAACCTCTGATGGATGGTGATGATGAATGGGAACGAAAGTATCCTCCGTTCATTGTCAACAAGTGTGTTGCTCCATTTGCTGATACCATCATGTTGGTGAATGAGATTAATCAACTACCAAATGTTGATAAGAAGATGCAGTTTGACTTTTTACTAAATAGTCTGAGGCCAAGGAAGAGATTTACTCCGTGGTTGAAGGCGACGAAATTAGAGAATCTAGAGTATGTTAAAGAGTTTTATGGATATAGTAATGCAAAGGCCAAGGCCGCTCTTGATGTATTGTCTGAGGATCAACTCGCCACCATAAAAAGAAGATTATATAAAGGTGGGAAAAATGGAAGAGATTAATTGGACACAGGAGATGATGCTAGAAGTCGGGTTGAAAGAACCTGATGACTTTCTGAAGGTAAGAGAGACTCTATCTCGTATTGGCGTTGCCTCTCGTAAAGAAAAGAAACTATACCAATCATGTCATATTCTGCATAAGCAGGGTAGATACTACATTGTGCATTTCAAGGAGCTCTTTGCTCTGGATGGTAAGAATACAAATCTAAATAAGAATGATTTGCAACGTAGAAACACTATTGCAAATTTGTTGAAGGATTGGGGTCTAATCGATGTTATTGGTGAACTTGGTGAAGTTGCTCCGCTCAGTCAGATTAAAGTATTGTCATATTCTGAGAAGGGTGATTGGACACTAGAAACCAAATATAACATTGGAAAGAAAAAAGAAGTCTAATGGAAAAGTTCAAGTCATTCATCACTGAGGCAAAAGAAGAACCATACAAGTTATTGATTCTGTCACATGATGACCCGTTTGATCCAAATGAAACTGGACCAATGGTTC